TTATTTTTGAATTTGCGTTATCAGTTCATTGGCTTTTTTTACTTCATCAGACAAAATCATGATCGTCTCCTTCATGCTACCAGTCATGGGAGACACGCAGCATTCTGTTGCACAGCCGTAATTCAAATTATCATTCATTTTCGTTATCCTTTCTCTCGCCGTAGCTGCAAAAACTATCTGGATAAATGTCCATACCGCTGACAGGACAAATCAGAAATCCTTTCTTGTTGAAGGTGGCCGAATCAGCGTGCACACAATCCTTGCACCGTGTAACAAGTTTCGCCCTTCTCCGAAACTTATTGATTGCGGATACCCAAACCAACGCAACGGCATATATCGCCACGCCGAGAACAACTGATACCAGCACAGCACCGCCGACGATCATAAACGCCGCGCCAATGTTCACCATCACGTTATCTATCATTCGCATTGCCCTCCGTCCATCTTTGCTCCTCAGTTGGGGCAGTATTTCCCATATATGATCTTATACTTGTGAGCCGTTGTCTTGCCGCAATGGCTACACATCCACGGAACGTTATCGCCATCACCACAGACTACCCATTCGGCATGCCGCACCAGGGCCACGTCGGCGGCAGGAGCCTCTTCAACACCCCGCAGCACTTTGGCAGCCAGCAAGTACGGGATTTCCTGTGGGGACTCCGAGAACACATCTCTGTTGTAAATAGCGCCGTGATAGCGCCTTGTATTCTCGATTGCTCTCGCACCGGCGTTCATGGCAAGCACAAGTTCTTCCGTGCGCTCGATGTATTCAGCCATTGGCTTATCCTCCCTCGTGGCAATATCCGTTTTCGTCCGTGTTCTTTCCCAAATAGGTGCAGTACAGGACATCTCCGATCACCACTGATTGATAGCAGTCCTTGCAGCGCGTCACGACCACGGCATCAACGGTGGGGCAAGCGTCAACTACTCCGCTTACTTCATCCAACGGGCAAAGTACAGCAAACTCATTGTCATATAGCATATCAACCAGTTTATCAGCGTCAATCGTCCTCATGGTCAGCACCGCCGTCCATCTTGGCCCCGCATACGGGACAATAATTCCAGTTGTTCAGGTGATACTCGCTCTCTGTCAGTGCGCAGCCGCAGTTGGTACACCTGACAGCTGTGTCACCACTCGGAAATGTATACCGCCCAGAATCATCCCACCGCCCATGAACCACCGGGGCCACGTCAGCAGCAGCCAGACGATTGATTGCTCTAAACACAGACCCGGTATTTAAGGTTTCTGTGCTCGTAGCAATCTCATTTTTCAAAGCTTCCCTCTCAATGTATTCAGCCATTTTCAACCCTCCTGTTCCACGCTTCCGGCAGTTGGAATAATTCTCCACTCCTCCGGCCTTTTCTGCGCGGCCCTAATTTGTTCCAGTGGCCCGCGTTCCTCACACACAGCGTACTGCTTCCATCGGTAGCTCTGGTACGTGCGGTTTTTAGTCAGCTCCTCGTGTGGAATATAGAGCAATTTGTACTCAAGGGCATACATTGCCACTTCGCCTCCCCAGTGCTTCTCGCTTAATGTATTCATTCATTGTCATCCCTCCTCCACATAGCACCAGCTCTGGGGCGCGCGCTTGATGTCACCGCCCAATTTTTTGCAGCCCGTGCATTCCCACGTGTATTCTGCATGGCAAGAATCGCACGGGTCAGTTGCACGCTGGAACTCGCTTAGTTCCCGCGGCTGGTCATAGATCAGCAGGCCGGAGATATGCCAGCCGTGGCCAGTTTTCCCGTTGCCGATGTAGTCAGCAAGCTCCTCGTATGTAAGACAAGATCGCTCCATGTGCTCGAAAAGCCAGTTCTGAATGCTACCATTGTCGAAAACATTGATGGGAAATGTCTGGTCACAGGTGAACTCGCCAATGACCTTGCCATTACACCGACCAACGGTATTTGTGCGATAGTTGAGCTTGTCCAGTTCCCCGCAGGATACAGAAATGTAAGGGTGATCCATAGTGCAATAGATATAGCACTTAAACGGCGTTTCCAGCTTCGGCTTGGTCTTCCTGACTTCAATGGTCTTTTCGCCGTTGGCGATCTTCTCCACCCACTTCGGGCGGATGCTGATAAGCACGGCCTTACTCATCCTTCTTCGCCTCCAATGTTTTCTCCGCCTCCTCGCGAGTGAGGAATACGGTCTTGCCGATGTCTGCGCCATCATTACGCAGACGATACGCGCAGAACCCGTCCGGCTTGCGATTGCACGTTGACATACACAGATTATCCTCATCCGTGCAAACAGCTCTGATGTCCGGGGCTTCAAGCTCCATTTCTCGCGGCACATTGTCACGGCCAGTCACCCATAGCGTTTCGCCCACCCTGCACGGCAGCACCACCAGCCGCCCGTCTCTGTCGGCCTCAGCCAGCTCGCGCAGGCGGGTGTAACCTCCACCGATGCTGTTTAACGCATCCATCATTGCGCACCACTCGAACTTCATACTGAGGACTTCCTCCGGCGTCAGATCCGTGTCCTCGTAGGCGGCAAGGCGCTCGCAGATTTCGACCTTAAATTCACAGTCCTCAGTGCAGCATCCCATGCCGCCGCACGGTTTTTCAAAGCATCTCGGGTAATGCGCATGCCCATTTTCACGTTTTGTCAATCGATCCATCTTCTTACCTCCTCCACCGGCATCCGTTGCAGGCCCCTTCATGGGCCAGTGTGTAGTTTCCGCATTTCAGGCACAGTTTGTTCCGCAGTGCGTCAATCTCTTTCGCCTGCGCCTCAATCAAGTCGGCAGCTTCCGTCAGGTCTTTTTCCAGTCCTCCCAGCGGCTCCATCATGTCCCCATTTTCCCACCAATCTGCGTGAGCACGCAGCGCATTTACGAGGTTTGTATCTCTCATAGTTCCTCCCCCAATCTCCAATCATCGTCCCGCACCTGAAACGCGTCGCCCAGTTGTACGGTGTCCGGGTAATTGTGCTGTGTGGTTTGGATGGCGTACTTGTCGATCTCGGTTGCATAGTAGGCGGTAATCTCCGCACCCAGCTTGTCCAGTGCGATATGGCCACAGCTCATACCGTCGTACATAGAAAGCACTTCCACTGGCTCCTTCGTCAGTCCGGTAAAATGGCTCATAATGTGGGCAATCACATCCACCGTCCAGCCGTTGCCCAGCATCTTATAGGCTTGGGTGGCGCTGACAGGGAAAACATACTCCTCCGGCACGGTCTGGAGGCGTTTGCACTCCGTCACGGTCAGTTTGCGAATGATGTAAAAGCCGTCCGCCAGTTTAATGGGGTACTCCTTGCCCTTGATGGTAATACGCCCACCGCGAACCGCGTAAACTGGGATTTCTTTTCCGCCTGCCGTCTTAATTACAAACTGCCCTTTCCCGTCCGGGATAACGGGAACAGCAATCATATTGTCTTTTTCCACGGTTGACAGGCAATTTGTTTTGTTCGGATCCTCGTTTATCTCAAAACGTTGAACCCGCTCGATCCCCTCGTTATAATCGTCGCGGTGGCCCTGCTCGTTGATCCTTCTTCCCACGACGCGCCCAGCCACGGGCACGGCATAAAGCCCGGTTTTTGCACCCACGCCACCGCCGTTACCGCAGCGGGTCACGCTTTTGCCATCCGGGCTGTAAACACGGTATTGCTGGCTGTCAAAGTCTGTGTTCTTAGCCTTACTCTCGATGGTGCCGATGCGGACAGGCTCGGCTATGCAGTCGTATTGTTGCTTTGCCTGGTTCGGATTGTTTATCCTTGGCACAAGGTTGTTTTCGAGCTTTCCCATGTGCGCATCAACGGTTCGCGCCTTTCCGTTTTTCATTCCATTGACGACGATCGGCTCTGCGACCATCGTGCGGCGGTGTTTCGTAAGCGTCTGTTGTGGATTGCTCCCCTTAGCTTCTGTAGCCGTGATGCAGTAAGATTTTTCCGACCATGCAACGCCGGTCTCCAGAATGTCCCGCAACAGAATACCCCTGTCCTCCGGCTGCTCCACTGCCACTTGGCTGTATGTGCCGTCCGGGTTCCGTTTGCCCGCCCAATACAGACGCTGGCGGTTCTGCGCGCTCACCAGGGCGGAGTTGATAAGCACGGGTTCCACTCCCAGCTCTGCCGTGATCTGCGCCCGGATAGCGGGTGACATACTCTTGTTGTTTTCATAAAGAAAGAAATCCGGCTTGTACTTGTCGCGGGCGATACGGTAGTTTAGAAATAACTCCCAGCCTATGCCGCTGGGCTTGGTCTCCCGGTTCTTTGTCTGCGCGATGCTCCAATGTGTGCAGGGACTTCCGCCGATCAATAGTTTCATACGTCCTCCACCTCCGAAAGCCAGAACGCCTTTCTACACGCATGGCAAGTTTGCGCACCGCAGTTAATGCCTGTATCTGAGAACACTTCCATCGGGCAAGCATGGAGGAACCCGTCTATTGTAATTCGCGCGCCGGGGTAATGCTTCAAGAACTCGCTCTGCCTGGTTTTAGCGGGGTGTTCCTTCGCCCACTTTTCGGCAATTTCCACCGCCTCCTTCGGGTGGGTTCTTTGCCAGACAGGGCAGGTTTCAAACCCTCTACGTGCTTTCCCAAACTCGCATTTGAGGCACTCGCAGTGGCACATTCTGTTCAATGTTTTCAAATACTCCACAGCGTCCATTACTTTTCCTCCTCAATTTCCACGCGGATCGTATCTCCGCTCCAAAATTTGTGTTCCACGGCGCGGAACCACTCCCGGTTGTCATCCGGTAGTCTGTAGCCTTTCATCGCATCCACAAAGGCTTTTCCCAGCGCGCCGTGATTGTCAACGTCCAGATTGTCATTCCAGAAAAACGTCACCTTGACGGGGTGATTTACCAGACGTTTTGTAATTCCTGCTTTACGCATTGCCCAGTGGGCCAAGGTATGTAGTTCTTCTGCGTCCTTCTTCCGCTGTGACCAATGCTTACCGGCGTAATACGCGTTCAGGCCAAACCGCTTGTTCCACGCCGCTTTACCGCGTTTTGTTGCCGGATAGGGGATCTCAAATGCAATCACCGCTTCTCCTCCTCACAAGTAAACAAACTGATCTGCGCCGTGTGTTCCTCAAAGCGCTTTTCCTGCGCCTGAAAATAGTGAGGGTCGATCTCACACCCAACAAAATCAAAGCCAAGATCATAGGCGGCTATGCGGCTGCTACCGCTGCCTAAGTGGGTGTCCAGTATCTTGTCTCCGGGCTTGGCGTACTTCTGAAGCAACCACACGTAAAGCGCCACAGGCTTCTGCGTCGGATGAATGCGCTGCTCGTTCAGCGCCTTATTCCCTTGCTGGATAAACCCCTCTGCGATGCTTTTGCCCTGCATCATTCCATTCCACATATAGTGGAAAAGCCGTACGCTGTCATGGCAGTTTGTGGCTGCGATCTCGCAATCGCTAAAAGAGCTTCCCTCGTTACACTTGTTCCAAACAATGCGCCCCGGCGCAAAGTGATATTCGAAATAGTTGCAGCCCCAAACGATATAGCGCTTTGCGACACGTTCCAACTCATCGAAATATTCACGTGTCGGAATATCCCACTTCGGCGATATGTGGTAGTCTCTGTGCACACCGATTTTGCTGACCTTGCAGCCATAATATCCGCGCCGCTCCGGTCCGCTGAAATATGGAGGGTCTACCACAGCCAGATCAAACGCTTTGTCCTGCAGCGTCCGCATATACTCCATGCAGTCCATGTTATAGACTACGTTCACCGCTTTTCCTCCTTGCCGTCAACAATGATCTGCACCACCCGGACGCGGCCCAGAGGCTCCAGCAGCATAGCAACTGCCTCCTTCGTGCCCTGTGTGTCCTCGCCATCGTAAATGTCGATCACAAGCCGCATCATCACACATACCCCCAAGCGTCCTCGCATTTGCTGCCGGGGCCTTTTGCGCCCTTGCGGCAACCGCGATCTTGTTCTTTCGCCAGCCAGCGGGTAATGAATCCGCGTACACCACGCGCCGTTTTCCGCTTCGCCGGGTTATTCAGGCACCATTCCCGCATCTCCCGCAACTGCTGTATCACGTCGACAGCAGGGTACACGCCTGCCCATTCCTGGCATTGCTCCTGCGACACCTGATATTTAGTGCCGTCATTGAGGGGGATGGAAACCACCGGCGGGGATGCCGTTTGCGGCTCGCCGCCTACTTCTTCTGGATTCTGGATTCTGGATTCTGGATTCTGGATTGGATTACGGGCGCATTTGCTTTCACCTGCTTGCAATTGCTTGCAATTGATTTCAGATGTAATCAATCCGTCAGAAGGTGCCGGGAATTTGCTTACTTTGTTCCTCACCGTCTGGTGTTCGCTCCAGTTTGGAAAACATAGGTACGGTTCTCCGTCAACTTCATAGAGGATCACAGAGCCTATGGTCGCCAATTCTGCAAGCGTCTTACTGATCGTTCCCTCAGTCACACCTTTTCTGCGGGGGAATACAAAGCCTTTGAGCAATTCCGGGTCTGCGCTTCCGCGCCCATAATCATCAACGTAGGTAATCAGGTACGCCCACAATCGGAACTGAAAGTCCGTCATTGCGTTGATGCTTTTGCGCGTCCTGATGCTATCCTTGATGTTCCTGTTCGGCATTCACCCACCGCCTTAGAACGGGAGATCCCCATCATCCTCGATCTCGCTGAAATCGCCCTGTGGTTCACTCTGCGCCGTGTCCCCGCCGTCCCGCTTGGAATCGCCAAAGTACACGCTGTCGGCCACAATCTCGGCGCTGCGGCGCTTGTTACCGTCCTTGTCGGTCCAGTCACGGATCTGCAAACGGCCCTCCACCACGGCCATGCGGCCCTTAGAGAAATACTTGCTTACAAATTCAGCGGTGTTGCGCCATACCACCACATCAATGAAATCCGTTTCCTTTTCGCCGGACAGGGACTTGAAGTCCCGGTCAACAGCCATGGTGAAGGATGCGACCGCCGTGCCGCTGTTGGTGCGGCGCAATTCAGGGTCACGGGTCATCCGGCCCATCACAATAATTCTGTTCAGCATGAAATAGCTCCCTTTCTGTAAATCATGTCCTCCCGGTTCCAATCCGGGTAAAATGCTTTCATGTACGCCACCAGCCGCACGTAGATGCGCTCGCGGTCTCGTAATGGCCCCTCGTCAAACAGGCGGTGGCAGCGAGGGCAGAGGGTTGCGATGTTCTGTTCAATTCCTCTGCCGCCCTGCGAACGCCGTACCACATGGGCCACCGGCGCGCCTGCGGGAGACCCGCAGATCACGCACTGGTGATTGTCACGTGCCCATACAACAACCTTCACGGATTGCGGAATGGACGTGGCCTTTGTCATTTTGTGCATCCCCATTCCTCCATCATCCCTGCCAGCTTGTCCGGAGGCAGGGTCTCAATGTCTTGCTCCTGGCAGTCCTGCACCGCCATATCGATCAAATGTGACATTTGCCGGGTGTTGTAGGTGCTGGAGCCGTAATACAAAATCACGTTGGTGCAGCCGGGGATCCTGCTTGCCATGGTATCCGTCTGCCAGCCCAGCCCATTGTGTTCCCACCCGTTCCGCAGCTTTTCCACGGCTGAATCGATCACGCAGACCATTTCATGATTGCCGCCGATCTCTCGGATATACCGTCGGTAAATTTCCGTTTTGGGAATCCGCAGCTTTTCAGCCAGCCGGTCAACAAGAACCCAGAAGTACGCATTCGCGTCGAGGCTCCGCTTCTCCCGGTGTTCCTTGATCTCCACGTCATAGACTTGACCCTCTTTCAGCGCGTCAAGCACCTGTCGAGCCTTGTTGGTCTGGACGCACAGCCAATCACCGGCTGCATCCATCGTCCAGCGGAACGATGTAGCGTTAACCCGCTGCATCGTTGGCCTCCTTGGCATCCGCTACGCACTTCTCGCACAGCGCATGGCCGTACAGCTGTTTCGCTCTCGCCGCCAGACGTGCCGCCTTCACCATTGCTCTGCCGTCAAAGTAATCCATCACCTGACCGCCGCAGCGCTCACAGATAACGGTGGCATCGCCCTGCGGAGGCAATCTGTACCCCGGCTTCTGCCGCGTTGGGATCGCCGGTTCCTTCGGTCTGCTCGGCTCCGGCGTTTCCGCGTCCGGGTCCTTCATTTCCTCAGTGGGGATGCAGAATACCTGGAAAAACGCATACTTCATGGCAATCGCCATCGCCTTGTTGCTGGCCTTGTCTCCGCTGTCCATGCCCTCGCCGATCACCACCGCCGAAAAGCTGGTGCCGTCCTCTGCGTAGAACGTGTATCTGATTTTCAGCATGGAATACAGAATCGTACCGCCCTTATTGGTCACACGCTCCTCCCGTGACTGATCAATTACCTCCGGCACAACGAACACCTTGTACTTGGAAAGGATCGGCTGCAGTGCGTTCATCACATCGTCGATGCCGCGATACTTGAAGCCCTGCTGCTGGTTCTTCTTTTCCTTCCCAATCGCCGGGATCTCCTGCATGATCGCGGTAATGCTTTCAAAGATATTCATCACTTCACCCCCACGCTATAACCATCCACCAGCTCCGCGCCGGGGACGGCTTCTGTTTTCAGGATCTTGGCAAGCTCTGCCTTGCTGATGGTCGGCTCTGCATACTGAATGCAGTTCTCATGTGCGTGGCCCTGCAGCCATGCCAGAACAGTGTCAGGGTCAGCCACGTTCACGCTGGTAGTCTTGCGGAAGTTCACCGCGCAGCGGGGGGATTCAAATTTCTGCCCCTGCAAGGCATACGCCAGATAGTCCTTGAGGCGCTGGGCCTTGTTCTCCGCCGCCTTCTGCCGTTCGGCAAAGGCGAGCTTCTCAGCCTTGTAGGCAGCGGCATCCGCCACCAAATTCTTGTAATATAGTGCGATGTTCTCGATCTTCTGATCCCGCGCCATGCTCAGCCGGTCAAATGCGTCAAAGTCGCTGACCTCGCCGGTCTCCGGGTCTACCAGGGCCGTAATGGCCGTGTCAATTTCGTAAAGGTTCATTCTTTCCTCCTGTATCTCGCAAACCGCACGGTCTCGCCATAGCGGTTCTTCTGTGTGACCGTCTCCACGTCCAGCGCCACGCCGTCCCGCCGCAAGTCAGAGACCCGCGCCGTGAAATTGGCGATCCCGCACTCGCTCATGGCCTCGGCCCGTGTGATACTGCCGTGTTCATCCAGATACTTCAAGATCCGCTCACACTGGTTCATATCAGCCCTCCGGGATTTCGATGATCGCAATCCCCATGGCCCGTGCCACGGCTTCCGGATCGCTGTCAACCTCATCCTTGAGCCAATCCTTCGCGCACTCCGGGCAGCAGCACTCGCCGTTGATCAAAAACCCCGGAGCCACATCGTCAAACGCATTGGGGTTCATGACGATGGAGCATCTCGCGCACACCGGATAGATCTTCATTTCCACGCATCCCCTCTCTTCCACGCTTTCGTGGCGTTGGATTGTTTGGCATAGCCAGCTGTGATAGCGCCGCAGGTGGAACACCGTACATAGTGCTTAAACGGCGCGTCCGTGGACTGCACCCGCTCACCGCTGTCCATCCCGCATACCGGGCAGAGGCTCAGCGGATTGCGCTCATGCCGATTCTTTCTGTTCATCGCGCGCTCACCACCATATACGCAATGGTAATCAGCAGCAGGGCCAGAAAACTCATAAAGCCCATCCATGCGGAGGCATCCGCCTTCCGCTGCTCTCTGGTGCGCCGTTCATGCTTTCTCATGCGGGTCCCCTCTCTCGATCAGGTCAACGATCTTGAATACCCAAGTGGCCGCGTACGCCACGCCCAGGTTCATAAAAAACAGGTTCCAGCTCATTTCTTCTGCTCCTCCTGCTTACCCTCTTCCTTCGGCACAAACCGCACAGAAACGATCTCCAAATGGTTTTGCCGCGCCCAAAGCATCAAAGCCACTTCTTCAAATGTCATGCTTTTTACCTCCATTTCGTACTGGAAATAAATTCCCACATTCGGCAAAAATTATGATTTGCAATTCGGCGGTTCCTGTGCTATACTCAGCACAAGAACACACTCCCCGTTGTTCTGCTTGCGCTCCGCCCGGTCTGATCCACCGGACGGGGCATTTTTTTGCACTCATTTGTCCTCCTTCGGGATCAGCCGTGCCGGAGGAACGTTCAGCACCTTCGCCATTTCCATCACCACGTCCAACCGGGGCCAGCCGCCGTTCTTCCAGTTGGTCACGTTGCTCTTGCTCATCCCCAGCGCCAGACACACCGCCGACGGGCTGGTGTGCTTTTTCTTGCATACTGCCTTCATGTGCTCGTAAAACACGCTTTCTGTCTCCTTTCTCGTTTACTTTTTGGAACTTTTGCGGTATCCTGTCGGAAAAGGGGGGTTATTATGACCACAGTTTCCGATCACGCCCATACCATGCTGGAATACATCGCCGCGCACCCACGCTCCGCAGAAACAGATATCCTGTCCGCCCTGCAGAAAACTTACGATTTAACGCTGTCCCGCCATCTGCTGATGTACCTGTCAGGCTCCGGGCTTCTGTCCGCATCCTCTGGCTGCTATAAGCTCACCCCAAAGGGAACCGAAGCCTTACAGCAGGCGCGCGATGATGCCGCCCGCCGCGCCAATGAGAAAGCAGAGCGTAAGAAGGATCGCATTATAACGATTGTTCTTTCGATAGTAAGCGCAGTCATCAGCTCGCTTCTCACGCTCATCATCAAGCAGTGACAATGTGTAAATCTGCTGCGCGGCTTCAAAGTCACTGGACGTATCCAGATACACCTGCCAAAAAAGCTGAAACCGTGCGGCGTCCGCTGCGTTGTCTCCGCAAAGCCCTGTCTGCTTGGCCGCTTCGTATGCGTACCGCTTGCGAGGTCCCCACTCAATTCGTTCGTCCATCCCGTCCTCCTTTCGCAAAAGTCCTTGACAGTTCCCCGAAAAGTACTTATAATGAAAGTGCCACCAAACAGAATAAGTACTTGAAGGGGTATGTCCATGCTTGTATCTTAGCACTTGTTAGGGTACTTTTCAAGCAAAATTTCACCCAATCGAGTACTTTTGTGGTCATGCACAAAACGGGGGTGTGATTTTGTCCACTTTATATGAAAATATCAAATCCCTTTGTGATGATCGAGGAATCAAGCCCGGGAAAATGTGCGTTGAAACTCAGATTAGCAAGGGGCTGATTACCGATTTAAAAATGGGGCGGAAGAAAACCGTTCATGCCGAAACCGCAAAAAAAATCGCCGATTACTTCGGCGTGTCGGTGGAGCGGGTCCTCACCGGGGAAAAAGAAAACGCCCCCGGCCCGCAGGCCGAGAGCGATTTAGAGCGGAGGTTCAGAGCTGCTGCTGCAAAGCTTCCTCCTGATTTTCTGGAACGCGAGATTGCGTATCTGGAACAGAAAGTACAGCAGCTGCACGTTCCAACTGATTCAGATATGTAAGCTGTTCCTCCGGTGGCAGGTGCTTCCATAACGTCACCAGCCGTTCGATTGCTGCGTCGTCCATGTTCCGCGCTCCTTTCGTTCGTACATTCGTTCGATTCATGTTGTTAGCATATCACGTTCCATTTCAAGTTTCAACCCAGATTTCAAAAAACCACTGCATTGCAGTTGCGAGGGATATATGAAGAAAAAAGATTTGTATGCCCAAATGCAGCAAATCGTATACGAATTGACATTAAACGATGAAGAATTGCAGGAATATGCCGAAAACGCAGGAATGGACGCACTGCAATATCGTCAATACCAAAAATTGTGCTATGAATCGGCAAAGGAAAAACTGGATCATTTTTATTGGAAGCAATTCAAAAAGACCTGGACCGCATATGCTGCCGCCATATTAGCTATCTGTTGTATTGGACTATCTGTATTCTGCTATTACAACGGGAAAAGCATGTATCAAAAAGGTGAAGCGGCAGGGTATGAGCAAGGCATCGCGGATACAAAGAGCAAATATTCCGCGTCAAATTCTTCCAGCGTGAAGGTCTATGTAACTCCTTCCGGCAGTCGATACCATGAAAAAGGCTGCGACCATTTATCAAAAAGTAAGGCATTCCAAATATCATTGAGAGAGGCCAAGAAAAGCGGATACACCGCTTGCAGTAAATGCAATCCGCCTAAGTAAGGGGGAAGCTAAATTGCCGGATGATTATCCTACCATCATGGCTAAGCGGGAGCGGGAAGCGCAGGAAAAAACCCAGCAGGAAACCATCGAACGGGAAAAGCGTGAAACCCGCCGCTTCTGGATCACGACCGGGATTGCGTCTGTTGCGGCTCTTGCGTCTGTGGCTGGAATCGTCCTTCAGCTTTTGCAAGATTGATTAAGAGATCGAGTTTGCTGTCCATTGCCGCAAGCCGGTCATTCATCACCTTGCACCATACCCAGATATCACTGATGCGCTCTTTGTTGAGTTCGTCCATAAAGCTGTTTTTCATGGTCATACCGCCTTTCGTACATTTGTATGATTTCAGTATACCATAGGTAGCAGAAAAAGAAAACCAATAAGTTCCCCAGCCCCGCCGCCTCTGCAACAAGCGGCGGAGCCGGGGGCAGCAAGCTGGGGTGGGCTTGCCGTGATGTAAGCGTAGCAGAAACAGGTTGGGCAACGCAATGACCAAATGTGGGAAACCGGCAGTATACTACCGAACGAAATTGTGTACTATCGCTGCCCATATCTTACAAACTTAATACAGGAGGCCGATTTTTTTGACGATCCAGGACTTATGCCGCGAAAAAAGAGCCGCCCTCAACATGACGGCTCAGGACATTGCCGATGCTTCCGGCGTCCCCCTCTCCACCGTTAATAATTTCTTCGCCCATGCGTCCAAATCCCCGGCCCTTTATACCACAGCTGGTATCTGTGCGGCGCTGGGGGTGTCTTTGGACGCATTTTTTGGTATTGGCGATCACTGTACCGCCACGGAAGAAACCTTACAGGCGGAAAAGGACGGGCTGAAACACCGCCTTGAAAATAAGCGGCAGACCATTGACGTGCAAAACCATACCATTCACGTCATGGAAAAGGGCCTGCGGATTCGGAACTGCGTGATTCTGGTTATGGGCATAGCAATCGTCCTGCTGCTGTGCTGGTGCGTATTTATGGATATGCACGCTTTGAATATCGGTTTTTGGAGGAGATAATATTGAATGTCTTACGCGCAGCACTTTATCCGCGCGTCAGTACGGAAGAGCAGGCGAAGTTTGGCCTTTCTATCCACGATCAGCAAAACGATCTGGAAGAATACGCCAAAGCAAACGGGATGAAAGTTGTCGGCATTTACCCGGATGCCGGTTTTTCAGCCCGGAAGAAAATAGAAAAGCGCCCCGCCATGATGGAGCTGTTGGCTGCGGTCCAACGGGACGAAATTGACATTGTTCTGGTCACAAAGCTGGACCGGTGGTTCCGCAATATCGGCGAATACTATAAGGTGCAGGAGATCCTTGAAGCCCATAACGTGTGCTGGAAAACCATCTACGAGGACTATGACACCTCCACCGCCGCAGGCCGGTTAAAGATCAATATCATGCTGGCCGTCGCGCAGGACGAAGCAGACCGGACCGGAGAGCGGATCAAGAAGGTGCTGGACGCGAAGAAATCCCGTAACGAAGTCTGCACCGGCCATCTGCCGAAGGGATATAAGATCGACGGGAAATTCGCGGTGATCGACCGTGAAGCGGAGCCGGACGTCAAAACGTTTTTCAGTGTGTTCCTGGAAACAGGCTCCATCCATAATGCGATCTCCGCAGTCCCCAATTTGAAGCTGCAATACCGCACCGCAAGCAAAATGCTGGACAATCGCGGCTATGTCGGAGAATGGCACGGCCTGTCGATCCCGCCATATTTAACCGCAGAAGAGTTTGACCGCATCCAGACGCTGCGCAGACGGCTCCAGCGAAAGGTGGCCCAGAACCGGACGTATATCTTCTCCGGGCTGCTTGTATGTGGAGACTGCGGGCGGAGGATCGGCGGCAGACCGCGCAAGCTCGTAAACGGTGAATCCTATGTGTACAGCTGCGACGGTGCCTATCAGTATAAGGGCTGCCCCAATCATGCAAATATTATGGAAGCCACGATTGAACAGTATTTACTGGAAACGATTGACGCAAAGATTGAAATTTTTGCAAATACAAAAGACGAACCCAGACAGAATAGCAAAGAAATTGAGGAAAAAGCAAAGTCTTTGCAAAAGAAGTTAGCTAAACTTTCTGATCTGTATCTCGACGATCTGATCGCCAAAGATGAATACGCAAAACGCTACGCCGATCTGACGGCGCAGTTAGAATCCGCTGAATCATTGCTCCACAAACCTCCCGCAAAATCCGCGAAAGACCTTTCCGAGGCATTCTTTTCCGGATGGCAGGATATTTATAAAGAACTTAGCAGAGAAAACAAAAAAGTGTTCTGGAAACTAAAGCTAAAAGAAATCCGGCTGTACCAAGATCGCCGGATAGACTTCGATTTCCTTTAATTCCATAGTTACACCTATCCAAATGGTTAATGTAATCTATGGAATGCCCCCGCCCATTGTAGGCGGGGGCATAGTTTATTCATGTTCCACGATCCCGTGGTAATACGCCGCCAGCTTTTTCTTTGCTCCCGGTCCGTCCTTGTCCATCAGAAATGCCCTTGCCATATCTGCGTAAAACTCCGCAATGGACACGCCGTACTTCTCAGCCACGCCGGAATAATCGGAATACATCATGTTCATGGTGATCCACCAGCAGGGCCGGGAAACCTTTTCCCAGGTCATCCCCATGCTTTCCGCAACAGCGGTAGTCTGGTCAACACCCCAGTGGGGGCCGGTGGTACCGTCCTCGTTTCGGAACATTGCAGACCACGCCGCTGCATCCTGTTCTGTAAAACCGTCAGACGTGCGGGTGCAGTCTTTCATGTCAGCAAGCGCAGACCAGCAGTCCAGCATCCCACGGATCGCGCAGGCGGACCGTTCACTGGCTGGCATCTGCATATACTCAGAAATACCGTGTTCCAGCTTTTCCAGATATTCCGCGATCTGGTCTTTGTTCATGCCCATAGTCCACCTCAGATCTTCTCAACCCGTGCGGCAACGTTGTTGACGGTGGAAGCCGCGCCGGTCAGCAGCAGAGTCAAGATGGAGCCGGTGGAGCAGCAGCCCAGCCGGACGGTCGCAGGGAACGCCAGCGTCACGGTATCAGCAGCAGCCGCCACCGTAGCGGCAGCAGTCGCGCCGGGGACAGCAACGCCGTCCTTCAAAAGCTGAACCGCCACCGTTCCGGCAGCGCTGGGTACGGCTTCAACAGACACGTCCACATCGTAGTAGCCCTGCCCGTTGATGGCGATCCCGTTTCCGTTCAGATTGCAGTTGCATCCGTAGCGCCGGACGATGGTTCCCAGAGGGATAATGCCATTCACCGCAACGGCGGTCGGGGTCTGCATCGCAGTGTAGATCAAAGATTTGCAGCTCATATAAATAACCTCCTAATAATAAATGGGCGGAGCACCGGCCCCGCCCGTAACCCGGCCAAATGGGCCTTTAGATGTTGCTGTTGCACCCGGCAAACTGCGGCACGATACCGTAGCCGTAGGGCGTGGTGCGAGGGATGCCGCACAGGGCTGCCTGCAGCTGGAGCTGGTTGATCTGGTTCTGCATGTCAGCCATGCGGTTGCCGGAAATAGCATCCAGAATCTTCTGGGTCTGGGCAGTGGTGTTGGCGTTGATGCTGGCGGTGTTCATGGCAGCGTTGTAATTCACGCCGTCAATCGCCCGCAGGGTCTCGCAGCAGCACTCCTGCTGTCTGGCGAAGCCGGATGCAGTGGCAGACTGCAAGTCCCGGATTTCTCCCAGCACGTTGTAGTTGCCGTCCTTGATGGCTCCCTGGTTGTCATAGGCAGCCTGCCGGACTGCTGCCACCGTCTCGTTGTTCTGGCGTTCCAGAGCCGCAAAGTCGGTAGCCCGCTGCACGTCACCCACGGTGGCGTTGCGGTCGCCCATACCTCGATTGCCCCAGTTACCAAAACCGCCGCCCATCAGGGCCAGAATTGCGAAGAGCCAAAGGCCCTCATTGCCGAAGCCGCCCCAACCATTGTTGCCATTCACAGCCGCAATGTCAGCAGGGGTCAAACCTTCATTCATGGTGTGTCCTCCGTTCATTTATTTCCAAACGGTGTGCACCCCGTCAGGATCACTGAAATTGAGATAAGATGCTTTGCGGGTCTACGCCCCGCTGCTGGCAGAGAGAGTAAAATGTCTGCTGCGGGTTCCCCATCTGCCGGATTTGAGAAAGAATCGGATTCTGCGCCGTCAGTTGTTGGAGCATCAGCGCCGGGTTCTGCGCCGTCTGATACGCCTTATACATCTGCACGGCTTGACTGACACCGGAATTATTCTGATTCAGAAGGGACAGCATCGGATTTCCCATTGACGATCTCCTCCAATCGTGCGAGCCTAGCGCTCAAATCGTTCACACTGACTTGTGGGGCCTCCTGGTGGGGCGCAATGTCAAAGGGGGTCACAGTGAGATACCCCGCCCCGTCCGTCTGGCACAGCCATACCAAGGGTGCCGTTTCATCCAGCACCAGAACGCTGCTACTGGGAGCCATCTGGATAGACATAGCGCCGTTTCTGCCGTTAACCCGGATAATCTCCTGCTGGGACACTCTCATGGACGGTGGATAGCCGTATGGATACATCATGTCAGCACCTTCTTTCTATTTTTATGATACAAAAAAAGAACCCAAACAAACGGCCTGAAAAAGGTCTTTGTTTGGGTCCTTGTTTATGAGTGCTTAACGGCGTCAGTGATTTTGGAATAGGCCCGCCGTCTGCATTTCTTGATGTACTCTGGAGATACGTTCATTTGCCCGGAAACCTGCGTGTAAGACTGCCGCCTGACGTCGATCTGAACAAGGCAGTATTCCTCGTCTGTCGGCAGCTCAAAGGATTGAATATACGCCTCCGCCCGCTTGGGGGCCATGCCGGATAGCATGGCCCGCAGCGCCTTATGCTCACTGTTCATGCTCGCAGTTTCAGCTTGCAGAACGGGATATCCCGTGGGCGTTTCCGCCGCCTCACATCTCCTTTCGTTATTTCCCGGCCAAACGGGCGTTCTTCCGAACTTTCTCGTTTACAAGCGCTTTGTTGTAATGCCGGATGCTTTTGCCTACCCCCAGATACTCAAAAAGTGCGTTCCGCTGCTTCTCGCTCAGACCGGGCATATTGTACACCGCCTGCATGATCAGCAGCCCCTTGCTGTTGGGGATCGTCTCCCCATTTCTGTCCTTGACGCTTTCCATATCGGATACCTGCGTTTTCAGCGCCACATAAATTTCCGGCTTAATGCCGTACTTCTTCTGTGCCTCCTGCGCATTCAACACCCACTTGTCCGTGATCTCATAGGTTTTGTCCGTCTCGTGCAGTGCCATCTTTTTGGCGTAGGTCTCCGCGCTGGACAGGGCCTTGTCCTTCTGCTCGTCAGTGAAGGCCCTGAACACCTGGCTGTCCTCCAACTCGGATTCCATGGAGCTGTAAAGCTCGGACTTCCTGCGGCTGTATACGATGTAGTCATCGGAGCTGAGATCGTTTTCCGTAAATTTGTCCTCGCCCTCGCCGGTGCCGTACCGGTCTTTCGCGCCGATCAGACTTGCAGCCGCGTCCGGGAGCCTGAAATCCTCATCGTTTTCCCGTTCCTTGTCCAGCTTGCTCCGCATACTGCTGTCAACGGAGCTGTTGTCCAGCGCCATGAAGTCTTTTAGCTCTTTGCGGATGTGTTCATAGGTGGTCAGGTCGCCCTGCTCCAGCGCCTTGAACGCGAGATTCAAGTACCGGCTTTTGTTTGCGGTGCTGTAAATATTGTATGTGAATTTCTCAAATTCATATTCCAGCGCTACGCTGCCGGTAGCTTGAACAGCCGTCCGGACTGCCGCCATTGCGTCCCGCTTGATGTTGGCCACCGGAAGGCCGAAAAGTTTAGAACAGGCTGCAAACATATTTGCCAGCGCTTCTTCTCTGGTCTTTTTGCCGCTGCCGCCCATGCTTGCGGTGAAATCCTTAGAGGCAGATACAATGTCAGAAAACACCTGCATGTCCGTCCGGGATACGCTGTACCCCTGCGTCAGGGAAAGAATATCCTTTACAAACGGGATGCTTCCAAGCTTGTTGACGTTGCTCCCAAGGTTCCCTTCCAAAACAATATGCTGCAGCAGCTCCTTGGTGGTCTTCTCGCCGCCGGTAATGCCGGTCAGTGCCGTCAGGAACTTCTCCCAATAATCCTTGTCCGGATCATCGTCACGCCCTGCGTCTGCGATGCTCTGGGCCAGTGCGTTAACTACGTCCGTAACCAGCAAAGCAGCTGCCGCACGTCCCACGGTTTTAATGGCCTTGCTCCGCTTGGCAGGGTTCTCTTCATAGCGCATATTGTCCCATGCCCGCATGAACACGTTCAGGCTCATGATAGGTTCGCCCATGAACGAGGTCGCCTGCTTAGCAAGGTCGCTCTTGCCGCGCATGATGTTGGAACGCTGCAAAATGCCGTCTACCACCTGCGTCTGGTCGATCATGTTAGTAAACACTTCATTGACTGCGCTGTAAAATTCACCGCTGCCAGCCCGCAGATTGGGTCTCTCCCGCTTCACCTGCCACTCGCAGGCGTTCCAGAGCGCGCCCCAGGTAACGGCGTCCGCTTTCCCTGCGGGAGCGCCAGCCTTGTCATTGATCTTGTTGGCGATGCCCTCCTTGCCGTAAAAACGGTCATTCAGGGTGTAGGGGGAGGAAATGTCAAAGCTGCCAACGTCCTTCCGCATGGCAATGGGAGAATGCGTCAAAGCCTTTTCCCAGCCGTTTCCCTTCGTCACGCCGCCGGTCAGGCCTCTTGCCATGTCGGCAGGATCTAATACGGCGGATGCCCGGAAAAAGGCGGACGGCTGCTGGATGACCACACGCACGTTCGCACCGACGGCAGCGCCCTTAAAGCTCCCGATGCCTCTTGCGAATTTATCCGTAAGCGGTTCAAAATCCTTGGTCTTGATGCCGTTCTGAATGTCGCCCATCAGTTTCTGCCAGTACTGCTGAGATCCCTGTCCGCCTTTCTCTTCCAGGAAGCCCTTTACGGTCTGAACGAGATTGCCTTCACTGTCCCGGAACTGGAAGTTGTACAGCCGGTTCGCATCCTCCATGGGGCACAGCCACGCTGCGTAGTCGATCATATCGGAGGCGTGGTCCGCAAAGGTGTCAAACACCCCTCGGATGTTTAACGGCGTCGCCGCGTTGGGCTTTACGGCCTGCGCCATGCCGATATTCTTAATAGAGCGCACATTCCCGCTATCCTTTTCCTGCGAGCTGTGCAGTGCTTCCTTTGCGGATTTGATGGGCCAGTAGTCCTGCTCCGTGAATTTCTTATAGCCGTAGGCTTTCATGCTGGCCTCGTTGCCGTAGTTGGCAAGAACACCGGTGGTCAGCTTCTGCAAACCGTCCGCGATCCTGATCTGCTCCGGGGTCAAAGCCTTCACAATGGACTGGATATCGTCTGCGGAAAGATGGATCACGTCCGTTCCTCTGTGGATCTTGGTCTTGCCGGGGATCTTGATCTCCGGCTGCACGATGCCGCCTTTCAGCAGGTGGTCCTCCGCCTGCTTGCGTTCGCTCAGAAGATACAGCTCCATAGCCTGTGCCGTGGTCAGGTCCAGCTCATGGCCTTCCGTTGTGGTGAAATGGTGGACTTCCTCATTCATGGACGTCACCGCGTTTTCACGGATGCCGGTTTTCGCGTCGCCCAGAATCTGGTGAACCTTCTCCGCCACATCACGCGCCATGACCTCCTGATGGTCCTGCGCGTTCCGCAGCATCCGGTAAATGTCCTTGCCGGTCTGCCCGAAGTGGGCAAAAAATGTATAAGGCGTTTCCAGACTGATCGCCACGTTGTTCCCCAGTTTCCGCCGCCGGGTCATGCCGTCCATGCGGAGCGCATCGGCAAACTGCTTGGTGGTCTCGAATTTCTCCGACGCCAGCGTCTTGCCTGCCGTGGTCACGGAATGCTCCACGGATTTCAGCACGTTCCACATGGTTTTCAGCTGCTCTGTGGTCAGATCCGCAAGGCGGGTATCGCCCATCTTGATGACCTCGCTGAATCCACCGGTCACATCGTCGCCGCCCAGAAGAGACGGATCCACCACCATATCGCCATCCTGGGCGATCTTCTGATACTGCTCCTTCAAATTCTGGAACGCCACCGTCCGGTTCGTCGGCGTGCCCGGCTCCTTGTAGATCCGCTCCCCCGTCATGGGGTCCAGCGTAAAGGACCGTGCATTGGGGCTGCTCTCCTGATTGATGCTTTCCAGCACCTTTGCCACGGCGGAGCGCATATCCTCCGGAATGTGCTGGTTGTCCGTGGGCCGCAGCAGCTTTTGGGACAATGCGCTGGCATGGCGCACGATCTTAGCCCGCAGCTCTCTCCGTTTCTGATTGTCCCGCCGGGTCACGTCCTTCTCCCGGTAACGCTCCTTCAATGCCTGCACCTGCTCCGCACGCCGGGTCCGTTCCTTTGCCAACGCCTGCGCCGTGCTTCTTAGACGCTTTGCGTCCTGTCTGCCCTGGGCCATCTGCCCTGCCAAAAAGGCGTCATTTGCCGCCTGCCTGCCCTGAAATCTGGCTTCCTGCACCTGCTCCGCTGCCCGGTCCGCAAAGGTCTTTTTCGTCTGAGGAAGGTCAAAGAACCGGTCCATAATGTCATTGGATATAGACGTCACGGCCTGTCCCATGTAGCCTTCAAAGGGGTTGTACTCCGTCACCTTGTACAGCCGGTTCGCCACGTCCGCGATCCGCTGCACCTGGTCGGAGATGTTGGTCTCCTGCGCTTCGTTGAAAAACTCCGGGTACTGGCTGGACAGTTCGGAATAAATCTGGTCAACATTGGTGTGTTCGCCCTTGCTGATTTTCAGCTTGCCGAACAAGCTCTTGCGAAACTCGTTGAAGTCCGTGATCTCGGCGGCATCCGCTTCCGTCAGTGTCAGCTTGGTGTCTTTCAGATACTTCCGCAGACCGGCGTATTCCTTGTATGCCCGGTCATCCACCTCCACGGCGCTTTCCGCAATTCGCTCCGCAATGGCATCAGACCGCCTCCGCGCCTCTGCATAGGTCAGCTCGTCCCTGCCGTCCTTGCCGCTGGCAATGTAGTCATACAGGCTTTGCAGATCTCCGGCAATGTCGCTGCCGCTGATCTCCGCGCCGTAGTCCTTTACCAGCGCATCCGCCGCCTTCTGAACGGATTTCCGGTCGGTGGTCACGCCTTGAGACCGTCTGGTCTGGCCCTTCCAATACTCCACCCGCTCTTTCAGGCTCTCGTTTTCCCGTTTCAGCGCCGCGATCTCTTGTGCGTTCTCCGTGCCTTTCAATGATAGGAACTGCGACATCTCCGAAACGTGAGGTGTTGTCCCGTCTTTGAAATATGCTTTAATGTCATTCAGTACCTTGCTGGAATGGGTCCCCCTGGGGTACTCCGTGCTGGAAACTGTCTGCCCATCCGGGGTGTCCAGATCAAGAATGACTTCGCCCCGGTTTTTACCGATAAAGTCTGACAATGCGTCCATCTGGGATTTCGTCGGCTCCACAGAAAGGTTGATGCCGCCGCTTTCCGGGGAAATGCGGATGTTGCCCTCGCTCATAAACTGCACCATAGAACCGGAATAATCATCCCCGCCGTAATCCTCCCCAATGGCGTCCCGGATATCCCGGTGGTCTACGGTCCGGTATCCGCCGGGGCCGCCCTCATGCCGCCCGGAAAAGTCCAGTTTTGTCCCTGCCGGGGTGAGGTAGCCGGTTTCATTCCAATTGTAGGTCTTGCCAAAATAGGCGATTGCCTTTTTCCGGTGGTCCCGCTGCTCCGCATCGCTGTAATCTTTCAGAGAATATCTGGTCTTTTCCTTTGCCTTTTCAAAGGCTTCTTGCATGGCAGTCTTTCCGCTGCCCTCTCCAAAGGAAAGATTCCCATTGACATTATCCTTGCTTTGGGATACACTATCATCAGAAGCATTGGTGGACACTCCAACGGGGCGATTATTCGCTTTAGCTGTACCGTTCTGGTACTGAAGGGGCGGTGCCGATGCTTTATTTTTATTTTCATTAAGCTGGATGGAGTAGACAAATTCTCCGTCCGGCTTTTTTCTTACATTTGCAAGCAAATCGTACACTTGTCCATCAATTTGCACGGTTTTAACGAAGTAATCCCACCCACTCAAATTCTGATGTGCCTGTGTTTTCTTGCCCTGCTCGGCTTTGCTTCCGTTATACGCCGCATTTTCTACCAGTTCAAAAATGCTTCCGTCCGCGCCTGTGTTGATTTTTGCTTTCCAGCCTTTTTGCGAGGACTTCTTATCTCCATATACGTTTTTACGAAGGTCCGCCTCATCAAAGCTTGCGTAATAGGTGTTGTTTCCATCGTTGAATTTTGCCGTGCGCCCTGCATACTCATTACGCATGATATTCAGGAATGCTTCCATGCGCTCCCTGTACGACATTTTTTTGACATTTTCGCCAGTTTCATAGACCTCAATACCATCTTTGTTTTTTCCGACAAACTCATAGCTCATGCCGCTGTCGGCAAACACCGTATTTTCGTCTCCGGTATTCGGCTTGCGATTTTTGCGTTCCTCCATTGTCAAACTGCGGCGTGCAGCAGCGTCCCGTGCTTCAATCTCACCTGCCGTATTGCGGTAGAGTTCTGAGGGCATCATCTCTTCACCGCTCGCCCATCGCTTACTATATCCATTCTCCATGCGCTCGTTCCAGTATTTGGGGCTGCTGCCGTTGGCAAAGCCTTCAATTTTCTGGATAACATGCTGAATTTCATGGATAAGCGTATTTTCCGTTGTTCCAATCAGATTGTCGGAAAGGACGATTGTATTGCTTCGTTTATCAAAGTATCCATTTTCCCCAGCACCAAGTTCGTCAAAAACAAGGCTCACGCGGTTTAAATATGGATATTCTTTAAACAGTTTGTCGTGCTTTAAGAAATCCCGAAGCAGGTACTTTTCATCCCATACCATGTCGGAATATTTCTCTTGCAATTCGGTCATTTCCGCTTCTTCGCTCGCAGACAAAGGCGTACCGTCTTCTTCGAAACTCTTTGCCCACTTGTCCGTCAGTTCTTGAAGTCTACGATATTCCGGCTCGTTGAGAAGTTGTGCGTCGCCATCACGCCGAAACTCCATGCCGCTATCATCAATCTCCCAACGCCATTTCCCATCCGCACCATGGAACCAGCCTGTTTTCTGTCGAATGGTTTCGGTGTCGGCACCGTCTTTTTCCATCTCTTGCGCTGTACGCAAAGCCTCCAAGTCGGCGTTTTTAGCCTTTTCCCCAGCAAAACTATACCGTGTTTCACCGTCCTCCGTGGCGGTGTTTTTGCTGTTCAGACTTTCTGCCTGCTTGCTGGCCGCTTCAAATGCCGCCTGCAGCTTGCCCTCCACCGTTTGGGCCTGCCGCTTGGCTCTGCCGGTCAGCTTGCCCACGATCTCATGGATGGCGTCCCGCAGCTTTTGCAGCAGCGTCCGGTCGGTGCTGTGCTTCCGGATAAAATCGTCCAACACGTCGCTGTTTGCGATCATCTCCCCGGCGTAGTTGGCGGTAGCCTCGTCCAACGCCTGTTCGTAGCTGGTTTCAACGCCCGCTCGGTTGTACTGGTCAAGCAGGATGTTCGCCGCTTCCTGCACGTCGGGGATACTGGCCACGGCATCCCGGAACGCCCGGTACTGCTCCGGTGCCAGCTCCTGTACACGGTGGGTCCACTCATGGCCGACCACCTGCAAAGCAGGGTCCACCGCGTCCTTTGCGATCAGAACGTCGCTGCCGGTGATCTGGCCGTTTGCGCTTCCACCCAGCACCTGATCCACCATCCGCGTCCGCACGCCCAATGCCTTGGACACGGTGTTCACCTCATCGGCAACGGCACTGTCCATTTCACGGGAAACATAATCGTCGAACACAAGGCCGCTGTCCGTTCCGGCGGTCTTGGCAAACTGCGCCGCCCGCTTCTCTCTTGCAAGAGACGCCGCCGCGTCAGCCTTTCCCGCCTCATAGGCTGCGTCATTCTGCCCTGCCGCATACGCCGCAAAGGATACCGCGCTGGTGCTGTTGGGGTTCTTCTGGTTGGTCATTCCTGCGTGATACGCCCGCAGAAATTCCCCGGCGTAGTCCCCACGGTCCGTCCCCTGATACGCCGTCTGAAACGCTTTCCTGCCGTTGTCCCCCAGCTTGTCTGCAATGCCGGTAAAGGTTTTCTGCACGGCGGCTTCTCGCTGCCGCAAAACCTGTTCCTCCATGGAAACGGGGTTACTCACAGTCTGCCGCTGAACGGCTTCCCGAATGGCCCTCTGCGCGCCCTCCCGCTGGGTCTGTGCGTTCATTTGTGCGGGGGTGGTACGTGTACCCTCCTGAACGTCTGCGCGCTCCTGTCCGCCCTGCTGTGCAGTGCCCAGATCATAGCGGTATGTGTTAGGACTGACGATTCCGCCCATCGCGCCGGACGTTGCGCCCACCAGGAAATCATACAAAGAATCAGAAAGCGTTTCCTGCGCCGTAGCCACATCGCCGCCGTAAATGCGGGGCAGCTGCCATTCCATCCAGTCGCCGATAAATTCTTCTAAGCCTTCACCAACCGCTCCGGCTCCGAAGGTCAGCGCCGATCCCAGCGCTTTTTTACCGGCTTCTGTTTTGGCAAATTTGTCTACTGCGTTGCGGATGCCGCGCTCCACCACATCGTCCAGCGCACCGCCGCCGTATGCCTTTGCGAAGGGCAGTGCAATGTTGAACATTTTTTCGGTAAAAACCTCTTTCGCGGCAGATGCGGTGCCATACAAAAGCTGTCCCTTGTAATCCGCACCGTCCTGACGTGCCTGCTGGGTAGCCCCGCCGAAGGCGCGCACCGCAAACGGAGCCATGCCCAGCGCGCCGCCGGTCAGAATGCTGGGGATTGCGTCAAGACCGGTCTGTGTCATGGATGCGCCCGCGTCTACAAGCATGTTTCCAAGGAACCCTGCACCTTCTTTTGCTCGCTCCAAATCGGCCTGCGCGCTTCCGGCAAGCTCGTCCGCCTTCCGGTATGCTTTGTCAGCCACCTCCTTGTCGGACTGCTCAACCGCTTTGGTGTAGCCCTCATGGGCTGCGATCCGGCGTTTTGCGGCAGAAAGGTATTTCTGCACCTGCTGTACGTCCACCGCCGTCATGGGCTTGCCGTCGGCCCACTTTACGTCCCGCAGCATCTTTTCATACTGCTTCACCGCGTCATGGTCGCTTTGCAGGGCCGCTCCGGCGTTCTGATTGGCGATTCGGGTATTCAGGTAGCCAGCGCCCTCAGCCAGTACGCCGCCTACGTTGGTATACGCCGCCGCAGACGATTTCGCACCGCCCTTAATAGTGTTCGTTACGCGGTCCGCAAAGGAAGGCGTATTGCCAGTATCACGCGGCTCCCGCTTTTGAATGTCCTGCAGCAGGCGGCTGTTTGCCGTGTTCTTCCGTCCAACATTGTCCATAGGCAGGCTTCCCTGCTTCTTTGCAGGAGCCGCTGCGGGTGTAGTTTTCTTCTGCGGAGAGGCCCCCGCAGTGGGGGCGCTCTCCGGTTTATTAAAGTGTCTCCGATCCAGCTTCTGTACAGTTTCCGCCGCGCCGGACGTGTCTTTCTTGTTCGTGCCTGTTGCCGTTTTGCGATTGCCAGTTCCGAAATAAGACCGATCCAGTTTTTGTGCCATATCACGCCTCCTACGCTCCCAGCATACGGTTCAATTCTTCCTGCTGCTTGGTGCTTAAACTGTCGAAATACTGATTATACAGTTGGAACGCTCGGTCTCCACTGCCTTGTGCGACCAGCGTTTGAATCGAACGCTTCAAATCGCCAAAATTGGGGACATTGCCTGAACCGGAAGCGCTGGGCCGTTCATATCCATAGGCGCTTTCCAGATACTCATCGCTATATCCCGCATTGTGGAGCGCATCCAGAACATCCTGCGTGAAAATACCCTGTTTGGCATTGTCCTTTGCAACGCTCAGTTTCATGCCGCTACCTCCGCTTTTCTTTCCTCCACTGCTCCCACTGCGTCCGCTCTTCGCCTTTGCCGTCTGCGCAATCTGATACGCCTGCCGCATGCTTTCGATCTGGCTGTCGGTGTAGCCCAGCGCCTTGTAGCCGGAGAAATCACCGTAGGACGCCATCATCTCCGCCTGCTGCGCCGCCCTGTTCCACTCGTCCTGAGACATGTTGTAGTCCCATTCCTTCTGCTTCCACTGGTTGGCAAGCGCGTCCTGCGCCTGCTGATAGGCAAAATTCCGGTCCGTGTTCCACTGATTCAGCTTGTCTCCGTACTCGCCGTATTCCCGGTTGTAAGCGTCGTTCAGAACCCCCAGATTGTTCAGCTTGTCGCTGCGGTCCTGCTGATACATTTCTCTGGCAGCCTGCTCCAGCTTGCTCATCCAATCGTTGTATTCCTGATTGGCGACGCTGGCCGCGTAGGAGGATGCCAGACCGCCGGTGCGGGAGGATACCTGCCCCAGAAGATCAGCCATGCTCATCTGGCCGTTGGCCGCGTACTGGTCACGCAGGGCAGCATACTGATCTCCCTGTTTCCAGTCCGCCAGATTGCTGTTGAGGATCTGATCGATCAGCGCCCGCATTTCGGAATCGTAGGTATAGTCAAAGCTCGGTCTTCCGGCGTCGCTGGTGTTGAACCCGTTGTTGACCAGCCCCTGCAGAATGTCCACGTTTCCCACTGTGGGATAGGGGATCTGCTGTCCCGGCGTATAGTCCTTCATAAAGTCCTCGTAGGACTTCACCTGCCCTGCCGCCTGCGCGAGAGGGGACGTGTCCGTGCCCATTAGATACCGGTAATAGCCCAGCTCTGCGTTTTCCGGATCCGTCGAAAGGCCCAGCTGCTTCCGGCGGTTATTCACGGCGGACAGTGCGCCGCTGTCCGTCACATAGCCGTTCTTGTCGATGGTGTAGCCGTATCCGGCGCGAATGGCGTTTGCCGCCTGGTTTGCCTGATCGCCTGTGATCTTCCCCGCCCGCATCTGCGCCCGGATATCCGCAATCTTCTTTCGGTCAGCAGCCGTCAGCATTTCGTTATCCGTCCATGCGCCGCTTTTGTTATAGCTGCCGTTTCCAGCGTTGATATCCTGATGGGGCGTGTAATCGATCGTGCCTTTAGACGCTTTCGTGGCATACCCGTCTTTATCGTAAAACACGGTATAGCCGTTGGACACCGCATACCCGCCAGCCAGATCAGGACGTCTGCTCATATCTGCGCCTACCTGATAGGTCACGCCGCCCTGCTTGTAATTCTTCCGCTGGGAATTACTGGTCGGTACGCCGTAAATGCCGCCGTTGTTGCTGCGGTCATACTCTACACCCCAATATGTCCCTTTGCTGTTCCCGCTTGAACTTCCGCCGCCGTAGGTCTGGCTGTAGGTCTTGTTGGAGCCGGTCATATTCGGTTCCTTGCCGCCGTAGCGGTCATTGATCTTGTTCTGCCGCTCCTGCGTCAGCTGTGCCCGTTCCGAAGATGAAAGGTCTGTCCGCTGTAATTCCTTGGAATAGTCTTTGTTTTTGTCATAGTACCCTGCCATCAGGCGGTCCCTCCTTTTGCTTCCAGCGCAGCGACGCGCTTGTCAATGCTCTGCACGGTGGCTTGCAGCTCTGTGACCCGCTGGTCTGTGCTCTGCACGGTGGTTTTAAGCGTAGCGACGTCCGATTGCAGAGTGCCCACCGAGGATTGCAGCGCCGTCACGGTCTGGCTCAATATCTGTATGCTGTTATTCAGCCCGGAAACCGTTGTCTCTAAGGTGGTAATCTGCCCCTGCATCGCCGTGACGCTGGACTGCATGGCCTGTACGTTGTTCTGCAGCGCCGCCACAATCAGCACCATTTCCGCCGTACTGGTTCCCGCCGAGGACAGGGTGCGGGTGAGATTGGAATTGTTGAACTCCAACCGCTCCCGCATATAGGAGATATAGTTTTCCAGCGTCCGCAGGCTCCCTGCAGCGTCCTGCGGGTCCAGATGGTTCAATTCCTTGTCAAAAATCGCCATGCTACACCTCCGAACCCACCCGGAACCGTCGGATCATGCCAAGGATCGCGCACGCGCCCTGTCCGGACAGCCGTACCTCGTATTTGTCGCACCGTCTTGGCCGTACCGGGAGCAGCTGCGGGCCTTTCCCGTGAAGGCTTCCGATTTTCTCCCATTTCCCGTTGTCGCACCGTACCTCTGCCTGCATCCACGCCTTCTCTCCCATCTCAAACCGGAGATACAGGGAGGAATATACCTTCTTCCCCTCCATGGTCTCGTAGAAGGGCGTAAACGTGGCGCTCCAGTCAATGACCTCGCTGCCAGTGTCCGCATCCAGCGACCACAGGGACCCGTCGGAGGACAGCATATAAAGGAAGCTGTTGTACCGGCAGAAATCCAGTGCCTCCGTGTCATCCTCTTCCAGCCATACTCCCTGCTGGGTGTCATACACCAGAAGGTGCCACACGCCGCCGCTTTTGGCGGACATGTAGTAATTTTTGCCGTCCGTCCCGCTGACGGCATTCGTAAACCGCTTGGCTCCGAACGTCTGGGATACCAGAGACGGCGTACCGCCGGAATAGGCGTACACGCCGTCTGGCCCCTTATAAAAGAGAACGTCATTGATGACCTGCATGCTCTTGAAGCTCCCCTCCTGTACCCCGGTAATGTCCGAGGTATAGAGGGCGTATTCCGCAGGATAGCTGCCCAAAATCTTGTGCAGCAGGTTTTCCTTCCAGAAAAGCACGGAGGAACTCAGCTTGCAGCACCCGGTAAAATTCCCGGCAGAGCCAACCGCCAGTGCGTAGGAATCCGTGGAGATCCCCTGATACACGAAAAAGTTTTTCGGATCGCCCAAAGAGGACGCATAAATGGTCTTGTTGGCGTTGCTCACGCCCCAGAGCCGGTTCTCACTCTCGCAGATAAAATCCAGATCCGGGATCTTTCGCTCGATTTTCATGGTGCCCGCTTCCGTGCAAGCCGCCAACGCGTTTGCGGAGAATGTCAGCTTGTCTCCATCCACGGCTTTGATGACGATATCCTTGTTGTTTTCCTTTTTTGTGGTGCAGCCGGAGATCGTGATCCCGTCCCCGGCAGAAAATTTGGAGGAAAGCCCTGCCCCCGTCATGGTGATGCTGTCGGTGGTCACAACGGCGTTGGCCTTTTCTGCACTGGCTCCCAGCTCGTGCAGCGTGGACGTGTTCAGGTCCAGATATTTCTTGTCCGGCCAGATCACCAGTTTTGTGTTGACCACGGCAAACTGTTTTTCTCCCGCCGTCACCGTGCCAACCGACTTTCCGTCATAGATCAGGCTCGTACCGTCCACAACCACCAGCTTATTCCATGCGGTCACGGCGGTAGGGGACACATAGTCCCCCACCGGCAGACGCCGCAGCCGTGTAGACAGATAGGGATACCTGCGGGTAGAGAGGTTCCGGCAGGCAGAAAAATTGCCGTCCGTAAAGTTGTCGGAGAAATTGATCCCCAAAAACTCTACGATCTGCTGTTTTGTTTTCTGCTCTGCGTATTTCAGACTTGGAAGATACATAGTCCCTCCTTATATGGTCTTGAACCAATTCCCGTCCGCCGCCGGTCGGTTCGTCCGCCGGTAATAGCTCCGGTATTCCTGCATGGCACTATTGAACACAGCCATGTCATTGGTGTACAGGTCTGTTTCCCGGTTGTACAGATCGATCATAGCGATCACATACAAGTGATACAGGCGGTCATACGGATGGGGCACCAGCAGCTCCGTTCCGGCGTCTTCCGGCCACGAATAGGATACCGGGTCCGTTTTCAGCAGCTCCACGCTCAACTGCCCGTCCAATTCAGAGAGCCAGCCGGTGATCTGTTCATCCGTGTAGAGGTCAGGCCGTACCGCCTGCGTCTGGGCGATGACCTCTGAAATGGTTTTGTTCATAGTGTCTCCTTATCCTTTCCAGTCTGCCTTGGCCTCTCTCACGTCGATATGACAAAAACTGTCATAAACCCCCACGCCGCCCCAGTCTGGCATCAGCTGCCGTGCATAAGCCGCCACCTGCGCCGGGGTCTTGCCCCGCACTACAATGTCAGCCGCCGTGCCGTAGCAGTGCTGGCTGTCCGTCACGCCGCCGACCTTGGTATTGTACTGGGGTGTGCGGTAGCCGCTGTTGATGGTCACAGCCGCGCAAAAGTGACTGCGGAGGCTCTGGAGCACCATCACCAGCCGGGGCGCTACCAGCACGGCATCGGAGCCGTCCTTGCTGGCAAATTCTTTCACTTTAAAGTTTGTGGACAGCTTCTTATCGCCGTCCTTCGCCTTGGAATAGGCGTTGATCTCGACCATAGGTTTCTCTCCTTCCGGCTCGTATGCGTCTCCGCTTTTCTTTTTCCACACCAGGAAGAACGGGATGATCCGTCCGTCCCCGGTAAAACCCTTGCCTGTCGAATCCATGAAGCAGGTAGACCCGCCGCCGTCCATCATAATGGCGTTGTCCCAGCCGGACGCGGCCAGCAGGTCACGGAGCTGTTCCGGTGTCCGCCGGTCCTTGCTCACATAGTAGGCGAACCGCCCGTTCTTGGTGCCGATGGCCGTCCGGGGGGCGCGATAGCGCATATCCGCTCCGCAGGTGACGGGGTTGATCTTCTTCCCGCCGATGATGAGGTGGACGCACTCCATATAATTCCGGTCCCCGTTGGGCACGGTTTTCACGCCAAAGTCTGCCGGGGTGTTCCAGCTGACAGCCCATGCCCGGTAGTTCGGGGCTTTGTAAACCTTGCCGTTTGCTTTCAGGTGGCAGGCCGAGGACAGATCCCGCAGAAAAATGGAGCCATTGCAGATAGCGTCCCCGCCCGCCTCCGCCAGCATCTTTTTCAGGTTGGCCGTGGTGGAGCGGAGACGCTTCCGGTTGAAATAGATCTTCAAAAATTGGAGATCGGAGAGCGGGACGGTGCCCGCTCTCGTGCTCATGTGTCAGCCTCCGTATTCTGTTTCCCCTGATCGCTGGCCTGACGAATGGCATCCAGCATATTTTTAATAAAGGCGGGGTAGGGGATCCCCATTACTGCCGTATTCTCCAAAATTGACAGTCCCTCGTTGGCAATGAAAAACATACAAACAGCGTCACGGGCAAAGTCGCTGGATGTGGCCTGATCCAATAATGCCCCCATCCATACCAGCGCCAGCATGACGCACTTCTTCGCCAGCCCCTTGAACCCGGCGTCGGAACTCAACGCCCCGGTTTTGCTTTTGCCGGACTTGTGCCAGATCGCTGCCACCAGCCAGCCCGTGGCGTAATCCAACGCCATAAAGCAGATCAGAACTTTGAGCGCCACGTCCCAACCTCCAAGTGCCTGGGCGATGGCGGAGCCAGCCACAGCCAGCACCGCCAACACCGTATTTTTGATGTGCAAAGCGTTCATGGTGTCCCTCCTTTCGGTGTAACCCGCACATTCATTTTCCCAGGTTCATCCGGCTGTAGCAGTAGCCCCGGCTGTCATAGCCCAGCTCCCAGTGGCCCACGGTGATGACAGTACCGGCACGGCTTTCGTCCCGATCCATCACGGGAATGGCGGTGCTGTATACCCCACCGCCCGGTGCCTTGTGGGAAAAGCGGATGGGCTTGCCGTCGCTGGCGATCCCGTACAGGTTATCCTTCCGGTCATCCTCTGCATGGACAAAGCCCTCGGCCATCTCAGCCTCGGTCCAGCCATCCACAGGTGCGCCGAACGGGTTCAGGTGGAAATTGGCCCCCGCCGCCTTCAGCTCGGCATTGATGGCCGAGATGGTCTTGCGGCTCTTGCAGCCCTCGTTGATGATCTCAGCAAACTTCTTTTCCATAATGTATACCCCTTTCATTTTTTCGGTTGAAATTCAACCGTGTTCAATTGGTTTTTTAGGCTCCTGACGCACAGAGCTTGTCCGTGTCAGTGTCAGAGTTCCGACTTGCTTTCGTGCAAGTCAAAGTCCGACTTGGTTTCGTGCAGGTTAAAATTCCGGCCATTGCCTTTCACAGATAGGACAAACCCACCGTCCCTCCGGCACAATGGCTCCGCAAATCACGCAGTATTCCATAGGTCAGTCGGTGGTCTTGTAATACGTGACCAACACACGCGCCGGTTGGCCAATATGTTCACTGGTCGAAGCACACACAACCCCTACATCAGCACTATAAACATTAGTAAAAGAAATTGTCGGGAACGGAGTATTAGCTTGGCCAGCTATGGGATTTACAACCATAGGCATCCAAAAATTTGTATCCTGTGGACTTCTAACTTCGCCGATAGCACTAATTACGAAGCCACTTCTACCATGGACTTGCACGTAATCACGACCTGTCAACGAAGGGAACTCAATAAGTTTTTTATACAGAGGCTTGCCAAGATACCGCTCTGTGGTGCGGTACTCTATGCCTAACTGCATGGGAGGATTGACCCATTCAATTGGGCCGACTTCACCACCGGAAACCTCTCTTACGGCCATCAATGCGTTATTTCGTGCATACAGCAGGGTGCCATACGATAGACTTGCCCCAATATAGACGCCCCCCCAGTTCGTCGATGTGTCTGGAGCAAAACCACTTTCAGTTGGAATCCGAAAGAATCCATAGCCAGTTATATCAGAAAAACCATTGGCCGTCCGACCAGTTAGTTCCCCCAGTCCAAACCCGCCTGGGGCTGCGTTGATATTCCCCCTCGCCTGCGCCTTCTGCTCGTCGGTGAGGCTCTGGGCCGTGTAAAGCACCGCGTCAGGTGCCTTCGCCATTGCTGTGTTAAACGCTTCCTCCGAACCGGAATAACCGGCATCTAAAGCGCTCTGATAAGCACTTTTGCCCTGCGGCCCCTTCACATTTCCCAAATCCAATTCGGGCATTTGTTCGTCCTCCTTATAGTGTTAAAATCAGGTGTCCGGCATCATTGATCGTAAAATTGGGCGGTGTATCTCCCGTATACGTCAAGATTAGGTGCCCATCGGAATTAACCTGAAACGCATACAGCCCGTTTGCCGAAACGACGGCTCCGTTTCTTCCCGGCTCCCCCTTTGGGATCTCAAAGCGCACGTGAAAATGATCGTCCACCTGCTCCTTGATCGCTTTCGCATCATTGGTATACGGGACTGTGACCGCGTAAACATCCGTTTTTTGCAATCCCGTCCATGCCGCCTCAGACCGCGCCGCCGCATCTTCCGCTTTTTTCACTTCTGCCTGTGCTAATGGGATCTGTTCCGCTGCTCGCTTTACACTATCTGCTGCTGCAGCAGCTGCCGCATTCGCCTGAGAAACAGACCCAGCCGCTGCCGTTTCACTGGCCTTTGCGTTGGCCGCTGCTGCTTCTGCCGCCGCTTTTGCCGTGGTAAACAGTGCCTCCATGCCAGCGATCTCTGCCTGCAGCTGGTCCTTGTCACTGGGCGTGATGGTCCCGGCGTTCCCGGCACTGTCCGGCAATTCGGAATCCAATACCCGGAAATGCCCAGCCGCCGTGGTGATGGCTTTTGTGGTGGTCTCTCCGGATACCAGTACGCCCTTGATAGTAATGGTCGCCACGCCTGCGGTTTTCAGCGCCTCGGACGGCACGTCCACCTCGTAGGCTCCATCCACCAGCGTGTCCAGCCCCAGCACCAGCGCAACGGAAGTGTTCCCCAGCGCATCGGTGAAATACGCCGTCTTGGCGGTGCCATCCCATGCAGGGCCGAATGTCATACGCAGGGTCACGGCGTTGTGGGAGCCGGTGGCTCCGAACGCTTCCCCGGTATATTTGATATACATGTCCTCAACGGACAGTGAAATAATGCGATTCATACGCCCTCCATAGAAAATGCGGGCAAACGGCAGGAAACCGTCTGCCCGCATCGGGTTACATATCGGCCAAAGCCTTGGCGCTGTTCTTCTGCGCCGCCATCTGTGCCTTGTAGGCTTCCATTTCCTGTTTCTCTGCGTTCTGCAGCACCAGCAGGAACTTCCGCTTGATCTGCACAGTCTCACCACGCATAATGCGGATGATCTCACCGTTGACCCCCACGATAATATCGCGGGAATCCGTGCGGCCCATGAGAGGTGCGGTATACTCTACCAGCTCCTCATTGGGATCCGTTACCTTCTTAGCTTCGCTCATTTTGTCCTCCTATCAGGCGCTGACGGTCGTTTCGATACGGACCATGTACTGCTGGACCAGAATTTCCGCCGTCTTGGTGGCCTTCCAGCCGACGGTGGCGCGCTGATCCAAAGGATCACCGGAACCGGCGCTGCCCAGCTGCTTGACGATGTGCTGCAGACCGCCGCCGGAGATATCGGTAATACCGTAGGCGTCATCCGCAAGGATTAGGGTGGAGTACACGTCCCGCTTGTTGGCAACCTCCGTGCCGGTGGCCTTGTTCTTGGCAGCGTCCTTCCACACCTTGGCGCGGCTGGACTGCACAAAGCGGACGCCGTACAGCTCGCCGATCTCGTTCTTGTAGATGTTGGCGGTATCCACATACTCGTGGGGACTCTTCCACTCAGGGTCCTTCATCAGGTCATACTTGGCGTTGGGGTGGATGATGCCCACATAGTAGCCGTTGATCTTGGGAGCGTCCTGAGCTTCCAGAGTGCGCACGGCCTTCTTGATGGCATCCACGGTCAGATAGTTGTTCTCGCTCTCGGTGGCGCTGCCGCCCACCAGATTGGCGCGGGCAGTCACGGAGCCGTCGGCGTACTGGACAATGGTACCTGCGTTCAGAATGTCGCGGGTGATGGTGTCCAGGGTGCGTCCGGCCTGAGAGGCGATCAGCTTGGTGGCCTGCACCACGTTGTTGTCGATAGCTGCCAGAATCAGCATATCGGACAGGGTGACGTAGCCGCCGTACTGCTTCACGGTGGCCTCCAGCTTCTTCACGTTCAGGCTCTGGCCGTCAGGGGTCACGCCTTCGGTAAGGGCGGTGGTCATCTCAGGCAGGGGATCATACTGGCGGAACTCAATGGTCTTGCCGCCGTTCTTGGGGATGGGGTGCTTCTGGCCAAACTGGTCATGCACAAGCTCCGGCTCTGCCAGGTCGATCAGATAGTCGGAGTAATAGGTCTTCATCTCCGCAGACAGGTCCTTGCCTTCGCCCGTCTGGGTAGTGGTGTTGGTCTTCATGTCCGCGAAGATCTGCACGAACATAGGGAACATAAACAGAGTGTTCATAGAGTAGCCTCCTTGTTGTTGTCAGTTAAAAGTGATGGTTTCCCCCATCGCAGCCCGTCTGGCGATCTCCGCCCGGTCTGCCGGGGTCAGTTTGGAAACATCATCCTTCACAACAACGGCGCTCTTGGGCGCGGCTCCGTTCTCCTGCGGTCTTGCCCCTCTGGCGCGGATATTGTCCGTTACGGTCTTCTCCGCCTGTGCCGTGGCCTTGCTGAGAAAGTCATCCATGTGCAGGACTTTGTATGCCTGCTCCACGCTGACGCCTCTTTGCAGCAAGGCGAGGAAATCGGGATTGCTGTTGATCTCGGTGGGCAGGTCGAAGTCTGCCAGCAGGGGATCCTGCTTCATGGCCTCCGCCTGATCCATCCACGAGCGCAGCTGCTGTTCGCTGCGCTGACGGGCGTAATAGTCCTCCTGCGCTGCTCTCAGCCGTGCGTTCTCCTGCTGCATCTGCTGATACTGTCGGTACTGCTCCACGCTCATACCGGCTTCCTCCGCAGCCTGCTCCCAGAGAGAATTGTCCCGATCCACCGCTGACCGCAGGGCTTCAATGTCGCCGGGTGCCGTACCGTAGCGCAGAGACAAAGCGTCCAGAATGGGCTGCTGTGCGTTCAGCGCTTTGCCCTGATCCGCCACGATGCGGCCCTGATCCTTCACCTTTTTCAGCCGTTCGCCTACGATCCGCTGTACCTCGGCGTCGAAGTCCGCCTTATAGTCACCGTTGATCAAATCCTTGAAGGATGCGCGTTGGTCTTGCTCCCCGGCGTCAGGAGCCGCAGTCTGCTTTCCGTAGACTACCTCGCCCGTTTTGGCCTGCTGGGCGACGTCAGGCCCGCCAGTGGTACCGCCCGTCTCGGCTCCGCCCTCTCCTGCTCCGCCGGACGCCCCGGAAGCGCCGCCGTCAAACAGAAACAGGCACATCGCCTTGACAAAAAAATGTTTCATACGCTTGCTCCTTTATCATTCTTGCCGCGTCTGCGGCTTGGAACACAAATCAAATTTCCGGGCATCCACCCGTATATGAGTGGGGTATCCCGCCTCTAAGCTCATCAGCCCCAGCACGGCAGCCTTCCACGGCTCCCCACAGGGGCCTCTGGCCGTCAGCATGAATACGCCCGGTCCCATGGCCTCATCCTCTACCGTCACGCCGCCGGTGTTTTTGCACCAAAGGTAAAGCGTTTGGCAGATTGCGGAGACGGCGGCACATACCACGTCCTTCCCGCTCTCCGCGTAACCGGCGTGGCCCCGGCATTCCAGCCGGAACCGGTCTCCCTGTCGGCTGGCGTAAACACGGGTCATGCCCTGCTCCTCTCAGCCAGCCGTTCGCCGTAGCTCTTCTTGTTGGCGCTGATGGCGTCCTGACGTGCCTGTGCAATGGTCGGACCGCCGCCCTGTCCGGTCTGGCTCTGGTATCCCGGTTGCTCCACGCTCATGCCTGCCGCCGCCTGGAACATGGCCAGTTGCTGTTGGAGATGCTGCACCACATTCAACAGCGTCTGCCCCTGCTGCACCTGCTGCAGGATCTGTTCCTTGCCCTCAAAGTCCATCATGGACAGGGCAATGATGCTCTGCTGTGCGTTCTCCGGATTAAAGAACCCAAGGCCGTACAGCTCCTTTGCCCGCTCATACTGGGCTTCAATGGTAAAGGGGCTGCGCTTCTGGGGTCTGATCTTCAAGTCGAACACGGGACGCCGGAACATCTGCGCCGTATTTCCCGGCATCGCCACCGGCTGGTCCTGCATTCCGGCGTTGTTGAAGTCCACAAACTCCATCTGCCCGCCCTCGCCTAAAATGCGGAAAGTGCGGGTCTCCGTATAAAACTGCCGGATCAGCTCGATCACCAGAGAACACACCTTCCGGTATTCCCGGTAGCTGCCCTGGATCATGTCACGGCTCACCTTGTTGCCGGATTCCTGTAAGGCTGCAATGGCCGCCGCCGCCGTCACGCCGGACGTTCCGCCGCTGTTCATGTCGCGGTTGGCGCTGGTTTCCTTCATCTCGTCGATCTTCATCTGATAGACGTCGATGTAGTTCCCTTCCAGAGAGGGCGGCACGATGGGCTGTAAATGATCGCTGTCCAGCCTCGGCAGCGCGCTGTGCACGATGGCGCAGTTTGCGTCTTTCAGCTCATCCTCATTGATGCCTGCCTGCTCGGATGCCAGATACCGGGTTTTGGTACCCAGCAGACTGCGCTCCAGAATATTCTGGCCCAGCTTGTCGATGTAAAGCTGCGGGTTCTTGCAGATGGCGATCATGCCGACGCCGTACGGCGTCCCCGCTTCCGGGAACATGGTGTCGAATACCACCGGATACAGGCCGTGGTCATAATAGCCCCGCTCAGCATAGTTGGCATCATTCTCACTGGCATACAGGATGCAGTCGCCGGAGAACTTGCAGTAATGCAGCAGCGTCTTCCCGGTCAGGTCCTTCTTCTTGTAGTACCAGTCCCACACCAGACACTTCCCCGTCCAGTCCACGTTAGGATCGTAAGAGTAGGCGTAGTCATCCGGGGTGGCCGTTTCCAGCTTGCCCTTGTACTGGGGGAACTGGGCTTCCAGGTCTGCCGTCTCCGCCACGCCTGCGATAAACAGGTTCCGGCTCTGCTGAATGTCCTTGATCCCCGGCTCCCAGTAAACGTCCAGCAGGTCGAGATCGTGAATATCAATGTCACCCAGCCCATTTTCCTTCTCCGGGTCCCACCCGATAAAATACGCGCCGGTGCCGTGTTTCAGCTTGCCCCACCAGGCATCTGCATACACGTCCTCAAACTCCGCCGCCTCCATGACGCAGGGGAGAATGGAGGATAGCTTCTTTGCCTCCTGCTGGTCTCCCGCCTCTCTCGGAAGCACGTTCGGCTCCGGGTAGTTGTCCATAGCGTCGGCGTGTTTGTTGGTAATGGCGTTGAACAGCCATGCGGAGGACGGCTCCGGCACATCCGGGTTGAACTTCTTCCGCACCGCTTCCCAGTGCCGCACCCGATACCACAGCTCATCCTCTTTCAGACGGTTTTCCAGCAGGCTCTTGCCGTCCTTGTACTTCCGCACCGTCTCCGCCGCCTTGCGGATATCGTCCACCTTGATCGCGTCGCCGGTGGCCATCTGCCCTGCGGGCTGCGGCTGCAGCTGGGGCATGAGACTGCCAAGCCCCATGCCCATTGCCTTATTGAATAAGTCCTGTCTGTCCATACGTCCTCCATCAGTATTTCCGGAACCATGCGTAATCCCGGTCCTCCGGCTCGTCCGCGTCCAGAGGGCTGTACGGCTTCACCGCCGCCGGGATGCGGATGGTCTGCGCCACCGGGTATTCCATGCACATATACCGGCACTCGTCATAAATATGGTCCTCGCCGTCGGTGTCCACGTCCTCAACGTCCGTCTCGCTGTATACCAGATTCGGCACCGTCCGGATGAAATGCTTACAGGTATCAAACACATACAACATGGGGATGCCCTGCCCATCAAAGTCCAGCCGGTTGTGGATCTGCATCTTGCCGTTCAGCCGGTCATGCTGCCCCGGCTCCCAAAACACGCCCTTGCGTTCCATCACCGCCGCCACGCTCTCCGTGCCGCTGTTGCCGAAGATAGCCGGGTCTGCCACGCCCCGCACAGTGCGTCCATGTAAATTGGTGTCCTCCCGCTCAATGCGGCTTATTTCCTCCGCCACATGGTCCGGCGTCCACTTCACGCCCTCATTGGGCGTTCCCGTACAGCCGTACAGCTCCCGGATACGGTAAAGCCTCCGGTCCTGATCCACGGCGTACCAGCCCACGGAGAAGGGCCGCGTATAGCCCCAGTCCATCGCCCGCCACACATTCCAGCTTTCCGGAATGCGAAATGGTTCAATGACATGAGTCTTGATATGGTCTCTGTAATGCTCCCGGTCATTCCGCCACTCCGTAAATACCTGACCGGAGAAGCTGTCCCAGTCTCCGTACAGCAGGGCATTCCGCTCCGCTTCCGGCATACTGGCCAGCCGGTATATGTAGTCCGGGTCATTGTCCAGCAGTGCCTGATTGTCAAACACCGTGGACGGCACGAACACCGAGGACTTCCACTTGGATTGCATCCCGTCAGGCGTCTGCACCTTGACCTGCTTCCACACCGTCTGCATGGGCGGAGCCGCCGTGATAAACATCTCCTTGACCCACCCATGCCCCACGCCGCCGGGGTTCGCCGTGGCGCGTGAGTAAACGCGGGTCCCCGGACCGTTAGGCCGGTTTCGTGAGTGCGTCAGGTAGTCATACAGCTCATAGGGAAACTGCGTCAGCTCGTCAAAGCCGATGAAGTCATACGGCTTGCCCTGGTAGTTGTACTTGTCCTTGACGTGCGGCAGGGAGCCGAAGATCACCACGGCTCCCGAAGGGAATTTCCAGACGTGCTTGCTGTCGTTGTACTTTGCACCCGGATAAATGCTTGGATACAGCCGCAGCGTCTTACCGATCAGATCCTCCAGCTGTGGATAGGTCCGCCGTACAATCAGCCCACGGTAATAGGGAATGTCCACCTGCCGCAGGGCCTCCATCACCAGTGCGTCGCTTTTGCCGCCTCCGGCAGCGCCGCCATACAGTGCCTCGTCCTCAAACCGGCTCATAAACGCGGCCTGTTTCGGCTGCGGCTGCCAGATCACCGTCTGGCCTGTCACGTCTCATCCTCCGGCGGCTTCGGCGTATCCATTACCGCAGGCAGCAGCACAATGCCGCCTGCCGCCGTCGGCGGCTTTTCTTCCGTAGCCCGCCAGCCGAAATTGCAGCCAAGCGAGAATTTTGCGCCGTTGGCACCGTCCTTATCGTACAGCCGGGATTCGGCGTATTCCTCGCAGCGGGACTTCGCGCGCGTAACCGTGTCCGCGAACTCCGGTCTCCCCTGATAATCAATCAGCGCCTGCCGCCCTGTGAACCCAAGCGACAGCGCCAGTCCTGTTACCGTCGGCGGCTTTTCATCTAAAATAATCGGCCTTCCGTATTTATCTGTGGCAACATCGCCGTCAATCATAAGCGGTGTTCCTTTGCAGCTCTCAAAATAAGCGTCAATGGCTTTTTGCATTGCCTTTACGCTTTTCCATTTCCTTGGCGCTCCGCCAGCCATGCGCTCACTCCCTTTCGTTTTGCTACCGGTAATGATTTACTCCACGATCATCCAATCATCGGCAAGCATATCCGCCTGCGATGCCAGCCAGCCGAGCTGCACGCCGGAGGTGCCGACAAAAGCAAGCACTTTGTTTCCGATAGCTTCGTGGTTGGCGTTGATCACCTCATGCGCAGCATTCTCATAGCTGATGCGCTCCGCAAGCTCGACATACTGATTCTTGCCATTCCATCCGCGACGGGCAATTCTCTTCCCTTTTTTCGCTGCTTCAATGGCAAGGCCAAAGCTCAGGCAGTCAATTTCACGATATTCAGCCTCGAACTCCGCCTTCGGGCTAAAGAACTCGTACCCGTCCGAGTAGCAGATCTTATAGCCCTCCTCATCAGGGGCCATGCTCTTGGGGATGGGCTGGTCTTTCTCATAGACTCTGCAGCCCTTGCGAATAGCGGGGGCCGCCTCAATGATTTTCATGCCGATATATTTTTTCATTCTGCATAACCTCTTAACATTATTTTGCTACCAGCCCCCGCCCCTTGGCCTTACATAGCAGACTTTACCCGCCCCGAAGGGCACATCTGGTACGGCATTGCAGTCCTGCCCTGCTTTAGCGCTTCGGGGAACGTCCCCGTCACTCGCTGTGGTCTCCCATTGCTGGGCACCTATGCCGCATATTTCTCCCTCCGGGCGGAGCCGAAGCCCCGCCCATCAGGAAAAGAAGG